ATACTGGAACAGGGGATATGCTGTGTAGTCCTGCCCCCCGTTCCAAGTAGTAGACATCGCTACTACCCGAAACTCGTAGACATCACCATTATTGCCACTGAAAAGCCGCAGATTCCATTCAATCTCGGTGTACTCATCGCCACTGACGCTGATGTCTGCGCTGTTGCGAGTAGTATCAATGCCTTCACCGCTCACGAACGTGCGACCCGCGTAGCCGATGCGCGATGTTGTCGCCGCACCGTCCGTGAACACCGAACTGTCCACGATGCGCACCGGCTCGGTGCTATCCACTGCCCGCCATGTGCCGGAATTCACGCGGTATTCCAGCAGATACCGCGTTGCGCTGTAGCCATCGTTCGTTATCTGGATGCGGACGCGGAAGTTGCGGTTGAGGGGCATGGCGACCCACTGGTCAATGCCCGCCAGTGGAGGTGCATTATTAAGCCCGCTTGCGTCGTCGTACAGCTGGAAGTGACTCTGCTTTATCCCTTCCAGCCAGTAAGGCGGGTGAGGGTAGGTCGGCATCGATTCTCATCTCCTCAGGCACTTCGTCCGGGTTCACTGCTACATCCTTCTCTTCTTCCGGTTCCAGTCTGCCCACTGCCGGATGCCAGATAGGGAAAGGAAATGGGTTGCGCACTCTCATCCTCGCAATGCCCTCGCCCGGTACTGGATTGTCCAGTCACCTACCACAATCTCACCTTCATCTCGTATGCTCATGCCTGTGATGATGGTGGCATAGTAGGTCTGTCTTCTGCGCAAGTGCTGACGCTGAGACCAGTCATAGCATTCATTCAACCACCGATAAGCCTGCAGGTAGTCTGGCGATTTCGGAGCGGTTGCCGTGAAACGGATGTCTACACGGTAATCCCCCGGTGCATCCGGTGAATCACCCAACGGCTCTCCCGTGCGATTATTGGCATACCCTACAATCTGCAAGAATAAGCAAGGTTTCAGTGTCACTGGCATTTGTGCCGGGTCGGCAGGCAGAACCTCCACCAATCCACTACCCAGTTCGGCTTGCGCTGCCTGTAGAATATCTGCATAGAGTGCTGGGAAGTCCATGTCTCCACCTCACCTCAACGTGCGAGCGGTGATAGCGGACACTATCGCCTGCTTCATCTGGTCTAATCCCTGCCTGCTTACCCGCAAGAACGGGCGCGGTGGAACAGCCAGCTCTGTCCCTTCCCGCAACCATACACCATAGCTCAATCCAAGGAAATACTTCATCTTCTTCGTCACTCTTATTTTTGCACCACGCTCATGGTAGACAGCATACTCTACGTTCGTGCCTACCTCAATCTCTGCCCTACCTGACCGCTCTATATGGTTCGGGCCACTCAGCAAACTAGCCCGTAGTCTGCCTGTGTCCACCAGAATCACTGCACCTGCAAAACGCCGTACCCGTGCTGTCTTCTGTTCCCCCCCTTCACCGTATGCAATAGGGAGTGCACCGTAAGGTGTCTGCTGTTTCCGTATACGGGCTTTCCCTTTTCGTCCGCCCACCTTCTGCATTGCTTGCCCTTCGGCAATCTTCAGAGTGGTCGGAGACAGCGGTGGCCATCGGTGAAATACCCCCGGTGGCTCTTCATAGCCCTGCCTCTCAAAGTTCCGCACACAGTCTCGCATGGCAGCTGCAGCTGCCATGCGTAGTCCAGCTTGAAGCTGTTCCGGTTCTATCGTCGGAAATGCCCGTGGTACTTGCAGGTCAAACTGGACGGACATCATCTCACTCAGCATCCTCCCAGTTTGAAGGGCTTGGCAATGGCACGGATGGCAACGACAGTAACGGTTCTACCACTGGACGCAGCGCGAAGCTGACCTGCGCCTGCTGGATACGCTGCTCAATCGTTCGCCTCTCCGCCAGCAAGCCAGGCGGTAACTCCCCGTCCGGTGTCCGCTCCCGTGCCATACGCACATGCCAACGTGCCAGTGCCAGACACAATCGCTTTGCCTGCAGTTCAAAGCTTGACCCGTTCGCCTGAGCAAACACCGGTACTGCTGTATGCAACTCACTTATGGCATCTTCAATCGCAGCCTGCAGTTCGGCATCTGTGAGACTGCCGTGGAGCGGATACGGTGCAAGTTCTTGGCGCAGCTCACTCACCGTCGGCGGGTATGCCATCCCCCACCTCCAGCTTCTGAACTATCAGCATCGGCTCATTCAAAATCGCCTCCGTTATTTCCTGCTCTGACAATTCCACATACGCCGGAGTGTTCGGGAAGAAGATTCCACTGCGCCAGAAGCCGGGAAAGTTTGAACGTGCCTGCGCCGACACACGGTATACCACCTTCTTCTTCTTGGTAGCCATAAGCTAGCCTCCTTTTCTTATGGCAATGCCACCACCACTGCCTGCCAGACCAAGCCATTACCAGAGGTGGTGCTGGCATTCTGAAGGGTCAGCTCATATTCGTCCGCCGGAGGATTCGCTGCATCCTCTGTGGATGCAATCACAAACCACCTGGTAGCATCAGTTGTGGTGCTATCAAAAGTGAAGTCTACGTAGTCCGTCCACGTTGTCCATGGTGTTCCATCCGGCTTCGTCGCCCGTCGCCGCACACGTAGGCGGTTTCCCGTTTGTGCACCGGACTGCATACGGTGCCGGAGGTAGACATAGACTCGCCGGTAGCCTACAGCAGATTGCAGTGTTGGACTTCCAGCAGCTCCACCATGCAAGGTTGCTGACGAGTTATACGGGACCGTGCCACTGTACGCTTGCTTGGCTTCCAAAGGAGGACGCAGGGATACCCCTTGCCCTGCTGGAATCTGCACCGGCAAGGGGTTCTCCAGAGAAACCGCATTAACTACATCAGAGTCGTCATACCACCCTGCAGGTTGCGGCACCAAGCCCTTCATTGCCCTGCCCCCTGATTAGCCTGATTAGCCGGAGCTACCGTATGCCAGCTGCCACAATCCGTAGCCGATACCGAATCGCTTACGCACACCGACCGCCACGATGTCTTGCATAAAGACAATCGGGCTATTCGATGGGTCGCTGTGGATGACCACTTCATCAGGTACGTCAGAGCGAACCTGTAGGATTAGAGGCTTAATCGGTCGGCTCAGGTCTAGCAGGAACCATTGGTTGCCCGGAATGTACGGCGTGACCAGCACTTGTACGATGCCAGCCAGCACATTAGCGTAGTTTGTGCCCGATGTCGCTACCACCACAGGGCTTTCTACCAGCTCCCGCGCTGTCAAAAACTGTGATGGCCCCACTAGCAGGTGCGTCGGTGTGATACCCAGAGGACGATTGGCATCACCCCTAAAACTCATCATAGTGGTAATCGCGGTGCGCAACGCTGATGCCGACAGAGGGCCAGACGTGACATTGCTCAGGTTGGAACCTGATTCCGCGTGGTCGACGTCAAAGAAGTACTGCCCGTCAGGCCCTACAGTGTTGAAGCCAGCCAGAAGAAACTCCACCAGCATACGGTCGACGTCCCGCACCGCTTGCTGTCCCAAGTCTCTTACCTTTGTCCACAGGGCATCTAGCTGGTCATCTTCTAATGCCCGACGCTCAACCTGAATGGACGCCTCATAAACGCGGTCACTGATGGTGTAGCGGTATCGCGTCATTGACCGAAAAGTTCGTTCGTCCGTCCACTCACGCAGCGTCGGCAGCTGTCCCCACCAGTCGTAATTCTGAGTCGGCAACGTAGTCTCGATGCGTGTGGCGATGACGTTCGCCATCGCTGTAGCTTCTGCATCCATGTACGCTCGGTTGAACGCACCCAAAACGCCGGCTTCTAATGTCACCTGGTCTCGCGTGATTACTGGCATAGTCTATCTCACCTCACTAGGTTGTCAATGCGCACACGCGCTCGCGTGGAACTCAGTACCTCCACGATATGCCCCACAGCAACGTTGCTACCGGCTGTGGTGGTCACCGTGTTTTCATCCGTAGCATACGCAATGGCAGACACATTCGTCTGTACAAAACCCGTACCGGTATACACACCAGACCCCTCTTTGGCGACCCGGATTCGTTTTGCTCCTGCTGCACCACCAGTGTTGTCCACAGTTTCGATGGCGATGCCGACAAAGAAGTCGGTAGAGTTGTTGCCGTAGCGTGCGTTGTACGCCATGCCGTCCGTGTTGCGGACTACCACCAGCGCACCTTTGTAGATTCTGGTGTTCGCGGCAACTGGGTAGCTGGCGATAGAGTGCTTTTTGTAGTCAATCTCACGCCATTGTCCAGTTAGTGCCATTTAGCTCACCCCCATGTGCTTCTTGTATTCCGCAATCGCCAGTGGAATCTCTTTCTCATTCAACTTGAGAGCAGCAAACCGTCGCTTCAATTCTTCATCTTCATCTTCTGCTGTTGCCGTCAGCTTCGCCCCAGTATGTGGTGGCATCTGCGAGTAGACTTCCACGAAGGCGTCAAAAAGTGGAAGTTCTTTCCCCTCAGCAAAGCGGACGGTCTGACTGCCTGTGCCGAGTGCCAGTGCAAAATCACGTAATGCAGGTGGGAGCTTGCCGGTGTGGATGAGTGCATCCACTTTGGCTTTGGCTCGCTCCTCCTGCAGCTTGAATTCCAGCTGTTCCCGGTACTTGCGCTCAGCTTCCAGTGCTGCAGTGAACTGTTCTCGCTCCTGCATTAATGATTCCACCTGCGCTTTGAGCTGTTCCAGCTCTTGCTCCATCAGTTGTCCCTCCTTCGTTTGTAGTGTTGGTGGTGTCTCCCCGAAGGAGAACACCAGAACAGTATCATTGAACAGTCGCGCCTGTGGCAGGCGCGGAGAACCGGTTACAGAGACCTCCAACACCCGGTCTAGCGACCGGGGAACAGCCACACTCAACCCATTTACTCCAAGCTTTTGGAGCAAGGCATCTGCCTCACGGTGTAACGCTAGCCGCGCCCACAGCTGTCTTCCTCGTGCCAAAAACTGCTTCACCCAACCGAGATGTACGGGGGATTCTGCATGTTCCACATAGATAGGCACTGACTCAGAATTTCTCGCTAATCGCTCTATGTCCTTCTCTGTTACCTTTAGTCCTTTGTCGGGGTATTCGCCTGCTTCAAATACCAACGCCTCTCGCTCTACCACATCGTCACCTTCATCTTCATGCATCTGTGCCGCTGGCTTGCGCATCCCGGCAATCTCCCAAAGGTAAGGGGGAATGTCTTCGTCCTCCACACCCTGTTCCCGATACAGACGAATAAGCTTGCGGGCAGCGGCACGTCGGTCTTCCGGGTCTAAGTCTACACGGTTACCCCGAAAGCCAGGGCCAAGTGCAGCAGCTGCTCGCCCCAGCTGGGCAACCGTGATTTTCTGCTCTGGGTCTTCCCAGATGCGCAGTTTCCAAGTGCTTGGTTTGTCTGGGTCTGGTACATAGAGGTATGCTTCTGCCGGATACTCCTTGCCATCCTCAGTCTTCCTTGCCATGTCTACTCACACTCCTTCTCGGTGTGGCTTTGTTAGCCCCAATACCGTTTGTGGCTTTCCCAAACAAGAAGCCGAGCGTAGTGGCAATCACAGTCACTAATACATCATCGCCTGGATGATAGAGGTGTGCCACCAACGCTAATACTAGCACAAGTGTCGCCACATACACCATCAGACGGTGAATCTCCGGCTGTCTATTCACGGTTGTCTTCCCTTTCATGCCCCACCTGAGATGCTTCCACCTAAAGCATACACTAGTGTGTGGGAATAGTCAACACCCGAAGTTTTGCAGCAAACACCTGCGAACCGTCTCCTAATTGCATTCCACTTGCTATTTAGATGGCAATTCTGGTATGCTATTTGCGGAAAATCACAACATGCTTTTTCTGCTGGATGTGAAGAAAAAAATCGGAGGGATAGTCTATGGTGAACCTGAGTGAACCGTCCCCTTCAATACTGGAGGTCTTTGCGAATCCTTACCCCGGCCGGGATTACACCATTGAACACGTTCAGCCGGAGTTTACGTCCCTGTGCCCAAAGACCGGACTACCAGATTTCGCTACCATCACCGTACGCTACATACCAGACAGACTATGTGTAGAACTGAAATCACTCAAATACTACTATCTCGCCTACCGCAACTATGGAGCTTTCTACGAACAATTGGTCAACCGTATTCTGGATGACCTTGTCCAAGTGTGCAAGCCTCGCTACATGTCAGTCATAGGACAGTTCACCACGCGTGGTGGGCTACACTCTACTGTCATTGCAGAATACAAAGCCGACCAAACTAGACAGTAGGAATTGCTCTGGGCACATACCTCTGCCATGCCTGCAACACAACAGCAGGAATTATACCGAACTGCTTAGCCAAAGCCTCTAATTCGCTTCGGCTCACCCATTCCCCGCGCTCATCAGAGTAGTTTCCCTCTTCTCCACTGAACACAGGTAGCAAAACTGTACGACAGTTCGGATGAAGTGGTGGAACCCGAGTAAGCTCGGACTTCCTTACCACTCTACCGGCTAGAGGGCGACAAATTGTAGACGTTCGCGCATCCAACACAACCGAATACTCAAAGCCTACAATAACAGGCTCATTCACCAACACCCCGACATAGCCCAGATTGAACAGCCGAAGCACCTCTGTCCTCGCAACCCGTTCCGCACGCCAATACTGGGACTGTAATACTATCTTCTGAATAGTGTCTGTTATCTCTCCTACACTCTTCCCTTCCTTCATACCCTCGGATACAATAGATGCAATGCGGGCTATGTCTTCCTGCGTGTAGCGGTACAAAGCTTGCTCCACAGTAAGCCTATACCATTCATACCATTCAGGCGGTATGTCCAGCCTAGTATCCGCAAACTGTGACGTCGACCCCAACAGCTTGTCGGCAGCAGACATACCCACCGACATCACTTCTTTGGCAATACCTTGCAGAACCTGCGCCAACACCGAGTGTAATTCAGTCACCTGCCGCGAGACACGCGCCATGACTAAGCTCTTGACATCTTCTACTTCTATTGCCTCCAAATCTTGTAAAAGTTCGCGAATAAAACGACGATAGACCGCCACGAACTCACGTACAACCCGTAACTCGTACCGACGCAGCGACCTGACAGCATCTACAATTACACCATTGCGCGATACTGTAGGACGCTTAGCCTTCCAAACCAAAAAGCTGTCGGATTCTGTCCCTGTCTTCGTCCACATCGATAATCCCTGCCTGTGCTAAATCTGCAATCCACCGAGCCATAGCCTCTTTGTCCACAATCTCTGGCTCATTGAGGAAGAATTGCACCTCACTCGGCAAACCGTTTAACTGCAACGTCCGACGAACCACCTGCTCCGTAATCGCCTGCTCAATCCCTGACTGGTACGACCGGATAACATACCGGGTGACCTCCCAATGGGTGCTAGCCTGTGCCCGAGTCCCAAACTCTGCTTCAAACACGCCTAACACACTGCCCAATATGGCTCGTGCAATGCGACGCTCAAAGTAGCGCAGTGTGTCTAGCGACAGCACACTCATCTGCCCACGCGGTTCCAAGAAATCTACAGCGACGCCATCCGGCAAGACTGCTACCGACGCACTCTGCAACCTCGTGCCCTGCCGAAGCAATTCATCTACCTGAGATTGGTCTGTACCCGGCGGATACCGTAGTGCGACTGTCGGTGCACCGAACCTTTCGGCACTTCGTACTACCACATCATCTAGCTTGCGCTTGTACTCAATGTCTTCCCGCAAACCATCGAGCAGACTGGAACCGAGTGGATTAGCAAGTGTAGGGTTGAAACGATACACCACGGCATGGAGCAACGGCAACTCTTGCAGTCCGGCTGTCGTACTCACCTCAATTCGGGAAACTTCACCATCATCACTGATGCCCAATGCAACGGAACGTCGTGGAATGGTACGGAACCGCAGAGGAAGCCACAAACCATTTGTGGACTGCCATACAATCTCTGAAACAGCATAGCGAGCAAACATCGCTCGCAAACAATGGCGAATCATGTCGTGAAAACCTTCTGCTTCGGAGATAGCATCGCAAACTGCCCGGACATCCTCTCTTTGAGCATCAGCCCCAGTGAACCGCCACCCAGCACCAAGACAAACCTGCTCTACCAAATTGCTTATCATGTAGAGCGTACCGTCATTGAGAAGGCGGTCGTCTGTGGTGTTACCCCAACCGGCTCGCTGCTGCGGGGCTACACGCAGTGTCTGCCCAGGCTGCACCTTCTCACGCTGGAACAACACTCGAAATCTATCCCACCATGCCATGACTTATTCCCCCAATTTTCATGTTTGACCACTAGCGAGTGACATCTGCCACCACTCGCAACCGCAGTGGTTGTTCGCCAGCGTCCACTGTGAACACTCGCCCGCCGGTCTCTGCCTGCAAGTCTGCCAGCAGGATAGTGCCCGGCACAAGTGCGCTGGTGTCGCTCCCATCGATTCGCACTCGCACACTCATGCCGCTCACCGAGATACTGCCCGATGCTGTGGATTTCTCGAAGACAGTGCTGTCGGCGTCAGCATCCAGTCGCGCCTGCAAACGAAAGGCGATGCCCGACAGGTCGGAAAGAGGGTTCCCGTCGGCATCCAGTGCTGTGTGAATGCTGAAGATGAGGTAGCACGTATCGCCGCGTATGATGTCAATCACCGAGCTTTCTCACCTCCCCTTGCCATATCAGCCGGCTGACAGCTGCACGCCACGTGAGCCGGGCGACCGATGCTACCAGCCTTCCAATCTCCCGGACAGGAGCGAAGGCGGACAGCCACCACCGCCACGCCCAGTTCTGGGTAACCCATCTGCCAGTCCAGCCATTCATCACGGGTTCCTCGTGGTGATGTTCCGATTGCCCCGCTCGTCCACGCTACCCACCACGCGAGCAGTCGTGCCATCCAATCCGTAGTAGGTCTCAGTGTTGCCGTCCACCGTGCGCTTGCCCTGCACCACAGCCGCAATCAGCCGGAGCAAGCCCACCGCGGTCACCGATAGCTCTGCCATAAAATTCCACACCGCGGATGCGATATTGCTGCGCTCGGCGCTGGTGAGCGACATGGCATCGCCCGGCGCAGAACGCGAAGTGACAGCAGCATCCAGGTTGTCCAGCTTCGGGGCGCGTGCAGGGGTGTAACCCTGCGCCGTCAGCCCGCTCTGCACGTCCGACTGAATCTGCGTATGCTCGCCGGAAGCCAGCGTGTAGCCGGTCTTGTCGGCATTGCTGCCTACCGTAACGCGACCGGAGGCGTCGGTAGCAAGTTTGTTCGCCGGAGTGGCAAGCACGAGCTCGTTGGGTGCTTGACCTGTCGCATACGCGCCCACAGTCACGCGACCGCTCGCGTCGGTGAGAAGTTTGTTGGATGGGTTAGAGAGAACATAGTTCGCCGGGTCTTCCCCAACTGCATACCCACCAACTCTAACAGAATCAAACCTTCCCTGCTCGGTAGCAATCCATATGAAATCGGGATACGGATAAAGAGTGGGATGCTCTATTAAAACACCAACAGCATTGCCTGTAAGCTGAAGAGATACCTTGTATATACCGGTAAGCGCATTATTCTTTTTCACTGCACTTACCGTAGCCCCACTCGCTGTAAAGTCCGCACCATCCGTGCTGACACTCACTATCACGTTCTCGCTCTCATCAGTCGTGATATGTCGCTGTTGCGCACTATCTCGCAACGTAAACTCAATCACATACGTCGCGTTTTTGTTTGCCATCTCATATCACCATCCACACGCGATTATTCCATCCCTGCGGATAAACAGGTATCTCTACAGGCATTGCCCCAATATCCGTTCCATCACTCGCCGCCCCCTGAAGTACTACATTCTGCGGTCTAAATCCATCACGTATCCAGTCTAAAACTTGTACTGGCGTGTAACGGTTATCCCACTGTGCTGGTTCGCCATTCTCATCGTAACCATTGCGCCGTAACATCCGTAATCCCACAACCCAGCCGGGGTTTTCCGACATTGTATTGCTACCTTCCACCATACCCTGCTCTTGATTGACCGCCAAATAAGACGCAACGCGACGACTGCTATCCTTAAACTGAGGGTCAATATCCCGCTTGTCATTAAGCCCCCACCCTTCAACATCACCATAATCACTATCTGTCGGATACTCCGTCCGCCAAGGGCGTCCATTTACATAAGCCAATGGCGAATTCGGTACACGTGTTCCTGTTAAACTCCCCCATGCTGCGTAATCACAGTATTCTAAGGAATTAGCAACATACGCACTATAGGGGTATGCACCATAAGGCGTGCGATAAAAAATGCTGTTCTTTATCGTAACATGCTGGTCAGTCCCAGCCGTTTCACCAACAGAAACATGTGTCTCACGAATAACACCATTAAAATCGCGACCATAAGCAGTACAGTGGTCTATTACCGCCTCGCTGTAGTTATTCAATAAGGTTGCCAGCGTCCCCGCAGAGTTAATGACAACACTACCTTCAATATTTACACGCGACCGCGCCCCAGATACACCAGCACCAACCAGCACAGTATCGCCAGTATCTAAAGAATAATAACCATCTCCGTCAAATACACAGTCAGATACTGTAGAAATATAAGATTGTGTACCAGTACCTATATGGTGAGGATTGGGGTTGTGAAACCAGAATATACAACGGGAAATTGATAGCCTTTTTAACGAAACACCACCACCGGAATTAAACACCCAAAAACCACATTCCTGAATACTCACAGGAGGCTGTACGGTTGTCAAAACTGAAGCATTCAAAACAACACAACGACGCCATACACATGGTATCTGTACCAGAATGTCCGACATTGCATAAAACGTGCAATCATCTATGTACCTTGTTACTCCATCTGCTACCACTCCTCCTATAGTTACCCGATACGCGTTGGACATTACCCTGAAATCGTTGTTCTCACAAATAAAAACCGTACCCGCAAGGTCGGGAGACCTAATAATAATGTTTCCATTTACCTTGAATAAGTTGTTTTTCATAATAAAATAGCAGTTAGCCGTCCCTAAGGCGTTTGTGTTAATAGCCGAAACTGTCGCGCCGTTACCAAAAGAGTAAAACTTACTGTTTCTGAACTCAAAACACCAATTAGCATAGTTGTTGCCGATAGATGAAGAATTAGGAGCAGTTATGCGCTGACCACTTGTATCTACAACCTCCGCCACGCCATCCAATATGGTCACTTTTTTCAAGTTATTTGTTGTCGTAGTTACACTAAACCCCGATAGCATCTTTAATATACCACCGTCTATCTTTAAATGCCCCGACAACGTCGAAGTGGCAAGCACAACAATATTGCCACGCGCAAATAGCGTCCCATTGACTAATAACGTCCCGTTGGCGTTTATCGTTACCGCCGTCCCAGTATCCGTACCAATACCAGCCTCGTATCCTGAAGGAATTGTTACTACATGCCCACCATTTATAGTCGCCGTATCACCAACGCCCGGAATACCAGAACCACCCCATGTCGCACTATCGTTCCAATTGCCTGATTGCGTGCTGGAATATGATGCCATTGCTACTCACCCTCCCACTGCACATGCGGCAGGTCACGCATTCTCCACCTGCCGCCCCAAACCAACCCATGCGCTTCGGCAGCACGTCCATACGTCTCCCACCATTCATTGGGCACGTTCCAGCTCGGAGCTCCGTTCACCAGCCAGCAGCAATCCATTGCCCTGCCCGTGCCGTGATAGCGCGGCGTGCGCAGATTGGTCACGACCGGCTTGATGCTGGTATAGCCCTGCATCCGGTAAA